CTTCAGCACCAGTAAATGACGAATGCTGCGAAGTAGTACCACGCCTTAATTTTAATAATTTAGCCATTTAAAGAGTACCAAAATCTATTTGTAAATTGTCACCACTGACTGTCCCTACCTCAGTAAAGTTCTTGTTATTACAGTCAAGATGATTTGCTAACGCAGGGTTAGCATCATTTATTAATCCAGCAATACCGGGAGATATTCCTACCCATGCACCACCTGTATAATAGTTAAGGGTGTTAGCTGTAGTATTATACCAAAGGTCACCAGCACTAGGAGAACTAGGAGTACCACTCTGAATTACGTATTCGTTTGCATATCTATTTACATCAGCTATTGAACCACCAACATTATTTACGTTGGTAATCGAACCAGCTACTGTATTAACATTAGATATACTGCCAGCAGTTGTATTGACATTCGCAATACTTCCAGCAACTGAGTTAACGTTGGATATGTCATTAGCCACAGTGTTGATTGAGTTATTACCCGAACCTGTATTTATAGCGTCAGTAATTAATCCGTTATCTTCTGTAAAAGTTACAAAACCAGTAACTTGGTTGATAGCTTGTAGTGTAGCTTGGCTAGGTTGAATAGGTGTAAACCCATCTCCGGAACTACCATCATACGCTTCCATTCCATCATTGGTTGTGTTAAACCAAAGGTCACCATCTTGTAAAGATGAACCATCAGATCTTTGTGTAGGAGCTGAAGAAGATATTTGATATCTATCCGTAAAGTTATTAACATCAGTTACATTTGTCGCAACTGTATTTATATTTGTTGAGTTACTGTTAACAGCGTTTATGTTTGTTGCGTTGTTTACAACTGCTGTTATGTTAGATGCTATGCCAGCTACAGTATTAACGTTGGATATACTGTTTCCTACGCTGTTTACGTTTGCAATGTTTGTTGCAACTGTATCTATTTCAGAAACAGTTTCGTTAAGATCATTAGCAGCAGTAACAACTTTAGCAATATCAGTAGCTACTGTTTGTAAGTTATTATTGCTTACCTGTGCAGCTACAGTATTGATATTACTAATTGACCCAGCTACTGTATTCATGTTGCTGACATTACTTGTAGTAGCCAACGTGTTCATGTCATTTACGACATCTGTGGTTCCTAAAGTATTTAAGTCTGCAACTGCATCAGCAGTACCTAATCTGCCTATTTCTGTGGCTTTACCAGCTACAACACCTATATCAGTTGCATCTCCTGCAACAGCATTGATGTTTGATATATTGTTCGCAACTGTTTGAATATTAGAAGCACCAGATGCTGTGCTTAAAGTATCTGCTATAGAACCTAAATCAGTTCCATGAGCAACTTGCCCAGCAACGACGTTAATGTCATTAAGCTGTGATGCAGTTAATGCAGCATCAGCTCCAATTTCTTTAATTGTGCCAGCATCATTAACGTATAACTTTTTGGCAGATAAATCTAAGGCAACTTCTCCATTAACAATATCGCTGGTAGTCGGTGTTGACGTACCACGCTTTAGTTTTATAGTTGCCATGATTTAAAAAGTTCCACCATCGACAGTTCCAAGACGAGCTGCTGGTACTGTTCCAGAGCTTAAGTTACTAGCATTAAGTGAGTTAATAATAGAGCTAGTTACGTATCCTGCACCGTTTGTAAGTTGGTTATTGTTAGTAACGTTAGTTGCACCAGTAGCAATTCCATTTAACTTATTTTTTAAAGCTGTTGTGAAATCATTAGAAGACTGAGTTGCAACAACTAAATCTAAAGTTCCGTCACCGTCTTGATATGTAGCTGTAATACCTGTTTCAGTATTTCCAGAAAACATAGCTCCGACTATATCTTGAACTTGTTCGTTAGTTAGCTGTGTATTTTGAGTCACATATCCAGCACCGTTAGTGATGTTGGAATTATTCAAAGAAATATTTGAAGTACCATCAAACGACACGCCAGCAATAGTTCTTGCTGTAGCAAGTTTTGTTGATGTAGCAGCGTTTCCTGTACAAGACCCTGATGAACCAGTTACGTTTCCGGTTACAGTACCAGTTACGTCTCCTGTTAAGTTAGCGTTTAATGTGCCTTTAGTTACTGTTAAGTTACCTGTACTTGAACCAGTAAAACTACCAGTACCCATAAGGAATGTATCAGCAGATTCATCCCAACCCATAAAGGCGTTTGATGAACTACCTCTTTCAATAACTATTCCAGAGTCTCCACTTGGAGCACCAGATGTACCGTTACCAAGTTCAATTATTTTGTCACTAACAGTTGAGTTAGCTGAGTTTAAAGTTGTAGTAGTTCCATTAACTGTTAAGTTACCACCAACAGTCATGTTTCCTGTAAAAGTCTTATTTCCTGCTGCTGTTTGGTTTACGTTACCAAGGTGCATAACAGCACCCTCACCGGCTATGGATATAACTGATGTAGATTCTCCACTACCATTGTCTCCAAATCCATAGTATAGTTTTTTGTCTGCTTCGTTGAATGCTACTTCTGACGGTGCTAGTGAACTAGGAGCACCAGCAGCACCCGTGGCAGCTCTTTTTTTTAATCTTATTGTTGCCATTTAAAAGTTACCTCCAGTAACTAATGTGTTTTTAGTGGTGGTGGTGTCCGCTTTGAACTGGGTGCCGTCATAGTAAACAACTGAACCAGCAGTTTTATTAGTGGAATCAACAAGGAATAATGTGTTATCTTCTAGACCTTGTGCTACATCTTTTACGTCTTGGATATTATCCGCAACTGTATTAATGTCGTTTCCACTAGCAGTAGTATTTAGTGGGTTAGTGATGAAACCAAGATCGGTTGCCAGTGGAGATAATTCTCCAGAGACAAGATTAATATTGACTTCGTTACCAACTACTTTATCAATGTTTCCTTTGTTAGAGTTAACAGCATTGATATTTGATTGGTTAGCATTAACAGCTTGTATCGTTGTTATGTTTTGAGCAACAGTATTAACTTCAGTTGCCTTTGCTGTTAATCTATGAAACGCATATGTGTGATTTGTAGTAGTGGTTTCAATGAGCATTCCAAACGTTGCTGGAATAGTATCTGTTACGCCTGTAATAGTGACAGGCTTACCAGTTCCTCTACCATTTGCAATAGTGACTGCTCCGCCTGTGGGTACAAGATCTGTTGATACAGCTTGTATAGACACAATAGTGCCATTCCCATTATTGATATCTGGGTTAGCGTCAGGGAAAGATGTTTCATTTGCTAATGGTACAAATCCTCCAACCTCTTCTATGAGGTCAATTATGCGTGCATTTATAGCAGCAGTAGTGGCTATATGCGTATCTGCGCTAGACCATGCAGTTCCACTAGATATTGTTTCACTAGAGTCTTGTCTAAAATACCTTGCGTCAGATTCTGTTTCTGTAAAGTATCTATTATCAAGAGTTCCAGTTGCTAGGTCGTCTGCTGTAATCGACCCATTAACAATGTTATTTGTGTTTACCGTTATAGCACTAGGTAATAAACCTGTAGCTAATTTAGCAAACGGTATTGCTGCACTGTTACTTATATCAGCACCAGTAATACTTCCGTCTTTTATTTTATCAGAGGTGATTTGACCATCTCTAATGTCATCTGTAATTATTTTATTTCTATGCTCTACAGAAGCAAACCTAGCCATATCATGTATGTTATTTAGGTCTACTGCTCTAATAGATGAACCGGGTTGAAATACGGCTGCTGCTGTATTTACACTTGTTTCTCTATATATATGTACATTTCCAGTTCCTGATGGAGCTGTTGCTCCAAGAGTTACTGTTGTACCACTAACTTTGTATTCACCACTGCTGGGAGTACCTGTTACATAAGTTTGTAGGGCTCCATCAATTCTTACTATGATGTCAGCCGGTTTTAAATATTCGATTGTAATAGGGTAAGAGGTGGTTCCCCCATTCTTAAATTCTTCAGTTGTCTGTACCGCCATTTGGCTACCACCTGTTATTTACGTACGTTTAAAATTGTGTTAACACTACGTTGATTAGCATTAATGCTATCTAATTGTTTTTGTCTTTCTGCTTTTATTAATTCTTGAACACGTGGGTCATTCTTAATTTTATTCCAAGCAATTTGTTTGGCTCGGTCAAAAAGTAATTTAATCCTTTGGTTATGTGCATAGTTCTTAGGGTCAATGTGACGTAAACCGTTTTCACGGTCATAATTCATCTCAGCAATAGATTCTAAAATTCCAGGATTTTGAGCTAATTTATCTAATTTAAGAAGTATCTTTTGGTCACCTATAGCTTTTTGAAACATTGATCTTAATAAAGGACTCTTACTTAAATCTGTACCATCAGGAGCAGAATAAGTGGATGTTCTTAAATCATAACCACTATCAAATAATAGTTTTCTACCGGGAGAATAATCCATATTAAAATTAACAGGAGAAAACGCATTAAACATTCTGGTAACAAAATCCCAGTCTTTAATAGGTTGTCCAGTTAACATATCATATTTTATAGGTAATGGATTTGCTGCAAGATTTTCAGAAATTAAGTTTCTATTTCTAATAGAATCTTCAATGCTTGAACCTAATTCTCTAGTATATGGAGTAAGTACTTTACCTAACTCATTTCTAAGACTACTTAAAGGTAAAGTGTTGTTTGCTAGTTGAGCAATCATTCTGTTAACTTGTCCGGGTCTACCTGAGAATAATTCAATAAATTGCTGTAATCCAGCCATATAAGATTTACTGGTAATACCTTGAGCAATAACTAAAGATAATTTCTGGAACTGATCTGTAGACCATTCTTCACCCATTAGTTCTTGGTGATCTCCAATGTCTCCAATGATTGCAAGTATTTGGTTAAATGGTTCAAACGCATCATAACTAACCCAAGCATCTCCTATTTTTATAGTTCTAGGTCTCCAACCAGAATCCATCCACATCTGTCTTTTTGTTCTATCAGCAGGACCGTTACCATGTAACCCACCACTTAAGAATTTTTGACCAGCTAAAAATATAACTCCAGAACCCATAGCTAATCTTCCGTTTTGAATAGCTCTAGCATTGGCTAAATCTTCAGCAGTTTCAATACCATATTTTTTAACCTTTGAAAAATCACCGGGTTTAGCAAAGGCGATATCATTCCATTCCTCAACTAAAAAGTTAAATCCCGGAGTATGCTTTGCTGTTAAGTTTAGACCGTTGACACCAGTTCTTGCAAACAAGAAGAAAGGTCTAGCCCAAGGTTGATTTTCAAATACTGTGTTTAGTCCTTTTGCAAAACCATTTAAGTCTTGAGTTAGAGTAGCTTCTCTTTTTGCTCCTTTAATATACTCATCTTTTAAACCACCTTCTGCATCAAATATATCGTCAACAAAATTACTTTCAGCTCTAGCAACCATTTCAGGAGTTACCTCACCATACTCACCACCAGCTTCAGATAAAACTTTTCTATATGCTTTAGCCCTTAATCTTCCTCTACCTAATATGTATCCAAAGGCATCGTCAGTTGCTGCCATGATCTTAGTAGAGTAAGTAAGAAACTTGTTGTCATTAGCAGACCTAGCAATATTAGCTAGATAGAAAATACCTTTATCTGCATCTGTACCTTCTTTCTCAGTAAGGTACTTCATAGCTTCCCAGTTAGTATCAGCAAGAGAACTATCAGAGAAACGTGTTTTAACATTTGCTATTTCACCTGACCAATAACTATCTAATTTACTTCTAAATAATTTAAACGATTCAGGTATAGATTGTATCATACCGTTTACATCAGCTAGTGCTTCTCTATAAATTTTACCATTACCAGATAATGCAGCTCCAGCCATCTGTGCCATAGGTCTTAAAAAGACTGCACTGGATGTACCCATAATTGCTCGGACTGGAGTTTTAGGTCCAGATAAAACACTATTGGTCATTACCATTCCTAGCTGTCTGACTAGCTCACCTGTTTTCTTAGTTCCATTTAATTCACCACCACGCATCTTTTGACGTAGAAATGTCATTAAAGATTCAACATCAGTTGGATGGTTAGCTTGAGAAATCATTTCTCTAATACCATTAAGAAGACTATCATCTCCTGTTTTACCAGCTAACTGAACAGCTAATTGTAAAGATTGGATATGTTCTTTGACTTGTTTATCCACATCAATAGTCATTTGTCTGTTAAATCCTGCACTAGATAAATCAAGCTTTTTAAGAGACGCACCGGCATAATATTTTGACATCTTCATCACACGTACAGTACCAATAAGCTGTTCAATCATTGTTTGAATAGGACCATCTACATCTTTTAAATCAAAGATATCTTCGACTTCCCTACTCATAATACCTGTATCTCTTAACTTTCTAAGTAAGTCTCCAGCAACAAGATCTAATGCGTTGGCAGTTTCTGGTGTAACACCTGAATAAATAACTTGTTTACCTATTCTTTCTTCAATAACTCCTCTTGCTCTAGCTGGTGCTAAAAACTCTTCTACTGTCATCTCAGAAGTATTACGACCTTCAACCATTTCCTTATAGAAAGCAATGTTTTCAGCGTAGTATTGATCTGGAGTTTGTCCTCTTGACCTAGCTTTAGCTATATCTTGTTTAATAAGATCATTAGATTTAAAAGCTTTTTCAATTTTACCTATCTCTTCCCAAGCCATCTTAGAAGACATAGCTATACCTTTTCTAGAATTAACACTTAGAACAGTACCAATAGAACCATTCTCAGCTCCACCTACATTCTTTATCATCTTACGAGATTCATTAACATTAAATAAATCTTCAGTAGCGTTTGCATTTCCTTGTGTTACGTCTGCTAATTCAGGATTCTTATAAGCTCCAAATTTATTTTTACCTTGTTCAATTCTTTCTATAATTTCAGAACGCTCAGTCATCAAAGCTTCATCAGCATTTTTTGGCTTCCAACCATTTTTCTTTAGTCTTTGAGCTTTAACTCTTTTATTAAACTCTTTAATAGTATCAGTTAACTGAGAAATCTCTCTCTTAGCATTTACATCATCAGGGTCTAAATTTGCTGTCAGTGCTTTTTTCTGTTTTTTTAATACAGCTCTTTGGTCAGTAAGTGTTTTTAATTCTTCATCAAATGGATTACCACCAAGTTCTGATTCTATTTGTTTAAGCCTAGCTTGGTCAGCTTTACTACCATTTGCCTGTATCTTTCCTGTTTTAATTCTTTGAATCTCTCGACTCTTTGCCATTTCACCACCAACAGTTGGTTCTGGGAGAGTACCACTTCCTTTAAATTTACCTTTAACAGCACCTTTAGTTTTTTTAAATCCAACTCCCAATCCAGCTAAAACAGTATCGGATAAGATACCTAATCCCATACCCTCAACGACATTCTTAAATGTCTTCATCATTGGATGGTCGTGTTCTTTAGTTGCAAGTGGAATATTTAATCCCGGGAAATGACTCTCTAAAACACCAAGTGCATTGTCTTCTTGTGAATATATAGAAAGTGCGTCAACTTTTGCACCACTTATGGCACCTCTAACTAATCTTCCTTTAATACCTTGTGAAGCTATTGCTTTAGATAAAGGAGTCTTAATAACAGCAGGAACTACAGACTTACCTAGTTTCCCTGCCTTTGCAACTATGCCAAGTTTTCCTACAGGTATAGCAGCCATTGTTCCGTAGTGAGTTAGTCCTCTTAATGCACCACCCCACCATGTTTTAGTTTCAATAGGATTATCGTCATTTTTAAACCAGTCATCCCATTCTGCTGTATAGCCACCTTCCTTTTGTTCTCTAGCCATCTCCCCGGTAGCCATATCAATAAGCCTTTCGGGTAGTGTTATTAGAGATGAAGCAGTATCTTGAATACCACCACTAAGAGCTGAGAATATTTCTTTGGTGTACTCACCTACTCCCCATTTCTCTTTGTTTCGGGTGTCTTTAATTTCTCTTTCTCTTTGAAGCCTTAATTGTTCAGCTTCTTCGCGTTCTGCAATCCTTTGCGATTCTAACTGTTGATCTAACTCTAATGTTTTTTGCATTTCTTCTGCCATGCCAGCAGCTTCTTCATTAGAAATAGGAGTAGAACTATTTGTAGGATTGGATAACGTAAATTGTAATTCGTCCATGTTTACCGCAGTAAAATAATTAAGACAAAGATTTAAATGAGACCGCAGTTACTCATTAATCAATGTCTTCGTTTTCTTCGTAGAAGTCTACTTCTTCTTCATTAAATTGATCGTTATTTTTCTTATCTATTACCTCTACCTCGTGTTTAAATCTTGACCATTTACATTCTGTAGATTTATTGCAAAATTGTTTTATCATATATAAAGGTATGTTAAATTCTTTTATAATATCACTCTCGCTAAACTGACCTTCATATCCCATTATTTTTGCCTGTCTCCAAGCTAACTCTCTTGGTAGGATATTATTATTATTAGCTAAGTTTTGGTAGTAGTAAGGTACGGGACCTTTTCCTCCAGCAGCAGCCCAATCTTGAAGTGCTTCTTTTTGCTCTTTAGGTGCTTCTAATAAAACTGTTGCGTATCCTTTAGTTTCTGGTTTTACTTGAGCTTGGGCAACAACCATTTTTCTTTTATACTCTTCATTATTATCTGACATCTTATATTGAGAATTGTCATCAATCCACTCAGTATCTTCAAACTTGGTAACAATCGCATCTTTAGCTTTTGCTAATGCAAACTCTGGATTTTGACTTATTGCCAATTCTGTATTATAAGCCATTACAAATTCTTTTTCAGTTTCAGCCATTAAAGCCCAATAGTTAAGACTCTTTGCATCTAAAGCTCCAGTATTTTTAGAACCTCTTCTAACTAAATCTGTAACAAACTCTAGTTCTTTGTCAGGAAGAGAATTAAGACTTATAAGTTGTTGTTGAGCATCAGGTATTAAGTCACCTTTAAATTCGTCTCTTATAGTAGGGCTTGCAAACTCAAGATCTTTTTCAGTAATCCCTCCAAATGTAGTAGCTTTCTGTTTAAGAATACCTCTCATTGTTTCATCATCTTTATACCCATAAAGAATAAATTGTTCATCAGCATTTAATGGAACATCTGGGTATTCTTCCCATCTTCTTTTTAGATAATCCCTTTTTTGTTCAACACTTAACTGTGTGTTTTGGCTGTCTAGTTCGTTACGAAGTGATTCGGCTTTAGATGCAACAGTAGCTTTATCTACGTCTAATCTCTTCTTTTGCCATTCAGCGTTAGCTTCTATTAAGTCATCACCAAATCCTTTAAATTCTTGAAATACTTCTAAATTTTCATCTTTCTTATTACCACTATGAAATGTTAAATGTTCTACCATAGCTTGAGCTTTAACTAAATCAAGCTTACCACTTGCAACTAAATCACGTACGTTTTGACGAAATGCAAGTCTTGAACCTCGTAATCCACCATAATGTGTTTTATTTTCTGTAATCCAAGCATCAACATTAAATCTAGATTGTGATGGGTCATCTACAAACAGAGATGTAATTTTAGTTAGTTCAAGTTTCTTGTCATTGTCTTTTGCAAGAGTATCTCTATTTTGTTTGGCTTCTTCATCATCAGCATTATCTATCTTTAAAATTTCCGGACCAACAGTAGCTGAAAGAAGCTCCTCATTAACACCTATAAATTGTGCAGAAAAATCAAATCTTACTTTTGCATTTAATTCAGCTAATTGTGCTGCGTTAGGAGGTGGGACAGAGTCATAACCTATCTGTTCACCATTAGGACCTTTAATAAATGTAGTAGCTTTTGCTTCGTTTTTAAAATCACTATAACCACCGGCTGCTTTTATAAGACTAGCTTTTACATAAGAATATTGTTCCCAACCAGATAAATTTCTGAATTGTTGAGCAAGTTCATAGCTTCCAGTTGTCTCTTCTATTCGGTCAGCTATCTCACTAATTTTAAGATGTGAATCTAATAAGCCATTTTCTTTGTCTGTTAAAGCTTGGATGGTTTCTGCTGAAGCTGGTGATATAAGCGCAAGATAAGAACCTTTTTGCATTTTTTCTTTCTTATCTTTTTCAGCTTTCTTTTCCATCCAGCCAGCAAAACTAGAAGATAGGTTACTTAATGATTCCCACTCAGATCTAGTTTTTTCTACAAGAGCATCATCTCTTGCATTCATTTCATCAAGAAATCTTTCTTCTGATTCTAAGATTCTTGCATTACTTTTTTCTTGTTCAGGTACGACGTCTGTTTGTTTAACAGGGTCATACTTACCGGGGGTGAACGAGTATCCGCTTTGTGTCATAATTCTCCTAAATTATACTCGAGTCGTCTTTACCGCCAGATGAACCAAAGGCATCAAATGCAGCTCCGGCTAGTCCAGTGAATAGTGTTAGACCAACATTCTTCTTAACTGGTTCTACTGGTTCCATATCAGGTATAAGTTTCATAGAGACTTTACTCCACTCTTCATTCTTGTCCGATACTAATTGTCGTCTGATTGCTTCATTACCAAGTTTAAAGGCGTATTGTGATTGAGTCAAAGCTCTGCTACGTGCAGCGTTAGCCATACCTAACTTACCTAAGTTCTGGTTAATCATCCTTGTAACACTTGCACCTCGTACTCCTCTTTCCGCAGCTCCTGCTTCTATTATACCTTCTGCTTCAAGCATGCTCATAAAGTCTTTTTGATGGTCAAGCATTGCTTGCTCTCTCACATTATTTAAATTAATCTGTGATTGAGTATAAGCTTTGTGTGCAGCAAGATTCTTTTCACTTATACTTTTGTTAAATTGGACATTCTTTGTTTTAGCCAAAGTTGTGTCCATCATCCACTTTCTTTCTCTTATTTTTAGTTTATGTTGGTAAGCTCGTTCGGCTGCTTGGTTCTGAGCACTGGCTTCTGCTGCTGAACCAATGGCTCCCATAGCACCTGACGCAAAGCTACCTACTACTGGGTCGCACATGGCAAAATTCTATAAAGGATAAATTATTTGGTCCGTAGGGAAATCTTCTTAAAAATTTAAAACCTAAGAACCTAAGTAACTTTGTATGAACAGTGTTTCTTTCGTCAACAATGTTCCACAGTAACTTTTCTTTTCTTGATTGCACAAATCTCTTTGCTTCTCTAGCAAAGGTGTGGGGATATTCTAAGATAGCTGGTGTGCAAAGCATCCAGATCTGTCCATTACTATGGACGCCTGCCATGCCTGCCAACTCTCCGTTAGGTACCTCGAAATAAACGGAATCGCAATTATGAAACCCTACGATTAACGCGTTTAGAGGGTCATGTCCATGACCTTCTTTGACTTCTCTATAGTCATCGGGTAGTAAATTGGAAGCCACACGAATGGCAGCTTCCAAGGTTGCTGGGTGAATGTATTTAGACACGAGTGTAAAAATTGTTGTTATAAACTCCTTCCCATGTCACATATAAAATAGTGGCTGGAGTTGGGTGTGTTGATTTAATTTGTAAAGTTACGTTGGTATTCCTATCATAAATAGGTACAGAATATAAGGCAGTATTATCTACAACTGATTGACTGTTAGCTAAATATTGGTTAGCCAACCCTACTTCAAATGTTTGATTGAAGTTACTTCTACCAGTTCTCATAAGAGTAGCTTCATATAAACCAATAGGACCAAACCCGAAACTTGCTCTATGTAAAACTGTATTAGCTCTACTGTCTGATCTAATGCTTTCTCCTTCTTGTCTGGTTACGTAAATAGTTGGAAGTGTAATTTCCATTGTATATAAATAACCAATTAAAAATGTCTGACCTGACCAATCTCCATCAATTTCTAAGGTACTACCATTTACAGTTATCTTAGCATATCTACCAATAGCTGTTGGTGGGTCCGCAGTATCATCAATATCATAAGCTGCAAGTTGGTTAGTACTTTCTAAACCAGTAGGCTTTGCTTTAGTAGATTTACCTGTAGTAGAGTTGTAAGTCCAACCAGACGTAGACATTAAATGATCTAAATGTATTCTATTTTCTGCTAAAGCAAAGGTATTAGAATCCATTTTTATTGAATATTTAAGTAATTGATCTTTACTGTTATTACGTACAACTACATATAAATTATCATCTTGCATACAATGGTATTGAATAGTACCTGTAAGAGTCCACTTAAACCATGCTGCTAATTTTCTTTCTCTTATATTGTCAAAGTATCTGTAACCATAAAGAGTTGATGTATCTTCTTCACTAAAAAATATTACAGAGTTTTCTCTAGAGTTAGAAATAAGTTTTAAATCTTTTTCAAATAATCTAGATACAACTGCACTTTGTTCAATAATCTCTGGTTCACCTTCTCTCTGGACTTGTGACATTTCAAAAAATCTAGAATACTTTCCAGCGTTATCTAAGAAACCGATAGTTGTACCAAGAGAAATAGGATTTGTAGCGAAATTAAAATTGTAAGAAGCTAGAGCATTAATCTTTGCGGTTTGTGGACTAAAGACATCACTATCAGTAGTCAACATAAACTGTTGATTTTTAGTAAATAAAACTAATCCTGTATTAACTTGAATACCATCAAACAAAGTAGCTGGATATTCTGAACTAGCTGCTATATCTACAGGGTCACTAGCTATAAACTGAATAGCTGATTTAGCCCAGAAATTAGTAAAGTCTCCCGGACGAGTCATAACTATATTTTCATCGGCAAGTATAGTAAATCTATTCCTAAAAAATAGCATTTTATTTATCTGTTTACCTACAAATGAAGGCTCTGGATTTGTTATATCATCTCCAACTAAACAGTCATCCCATTGTGGAGCATTAGCAGTTACTGGTCCATCGGCAGTTGTTACTGTATAAGCAGAACCATCTAATTCAGTTAATCTAAAATTACCATCAGCAGTTCTTATTAGAACTATTGGCATGGTATCTCGTTTTAATCTAATCTTTCTTCCGGGTTTAGCACACTCTTGCCAAGTGCCCTCGCCATCTTTGTCATTGTTACCGAAGAATTTAACGTAATGATTATCTTCTTCCGCATTACTATTAACCACCTCTACAACCATCCCGTGCTTACACTGAGAAGGCAAATCACCTACATCATTAACTTTACCAGCAACAACATTTAACAGCTCTCCTACGGGCGTAGAAGCGTTGAATATGCTAGTTCTTTTAATATGTAGTCCAGTACCAATAGTTGTTATGTCTGAGTTACTAAAACTACCTCCAGCTATAAGCTCTGTTCTTATATCACCAAGAATACTTTCAGCAGTAATTGTTGTTTCTGTATCAAATGGAGTGGGGTTAGGTCTAACTAATCCAAGATTAGCTTGAACTCTAGATTCACTGGTTGCCTCTATACTAATTTTATAGTAAGCATCCCTCATAAAGACATAAAAATAATCACCAGTCTGCCAACCTTCTCCACCATGTAATAGATCGTATTGAGTTGTGTACCTTGCTTGGTATGTTGTCTGCTGATCGCTACCAGTACCTGTTGTATAGGGTACCGATTGACCTGTTGTAGCTATACGAAAATATAAGTTCTTTCTATTCTGCTGACTGCCCTGATTACTTGAGTTAAATATATTAACAGTGTAACTATAATTAATATTTGAGTGACTGCCATTAGCTAGAGTTCCACCAGTAGCACCTTCGTCAACTAAGCTTGTACCAGTTCCAACACTAAATATACGAGTCCCTACATTTGGAGCATAGGCATCTCTACCATCTCCTGCTGCCTCACCACACCTTGCGTTACCACTGTTACCTCTAGTTGCATGTGTTCTCATTTTATAGTTAGAGTCACAGTAGTTGTTACTAGAGTTAACAAGGGTTACATTAATACGTGTAGCTGTTGTGACTGTTGAGATAGCTGTAGAGTCAAATACGTTTAACGCATACTGTTTTGCATAGCTGATAGATTTCAATTCAACAAAAATTTCTTTCCCAAAATTTATGTCTGGTTCTTCAAGAGAATCCATCGCAACAGTTTTAGATCTGTTGTTTATATAAGTAAAATCATTCAGAGTTAGTGTCTGGATATCTTCATCACCTGTATGAATAAGGTAATTTTTATTTCCAATACCATCAACAATATTTTTCTCTGCACCTGTAAGACAGTCCCACATTCGGAGAGTACCATCTCTATGTATTTGTCCAATATATTGTTCATTCTCGTCTCGGTAGTAGTGGAACCACTTACCATTTGCATCTGAATTTTTTGTCCCATCACTCAAAGATGCCACAAACTTTCCAGCCGGTCTTTTTAATAATCCTTGTGTAATGTCAGGTATAGCATTAACCATATTTTTTACCTGACCGGGAAGTTTATATTCGTCAGGCTGTTGTGAGATACCCTGAGTTAAATTTGGAATAGTTTGTGTAACGTTTGCCATTATCTAATAAGTGCTTTGTAAGGTTGATAAGATCTGTAATTACTTTCAGCAGGAAATCCAAAGAATGTATGATCTCCTTGCTCACAGTCGTACTCATGTGCAGTTGCTTTAGTTTGTGCTTCTTCTAATTGAAGTAGTTTAACTAGATCTGGATTAGAAACTATTTGTGAAGCTGCTCTTACTGACGCTCTAGCAATTATGTATCGTTGAATTGCTGAAGGTACATCCTCAAAGTCACGCAAGTAAGTAATATCAAAATAAAAGTCTTGTGTAAATACATCAGTATGGTGTACGTTGTCGTATAGTTTTCCACCTTTTTTAACAACGTCTCTATTTCTGTCGTAAAGACCACCATGAATATCAAATCTTAGATAGTCATTAGGTATTAAATAATTACCATTTCCATCAGGTGATCTTTTTACGTTGTCTTCTTTGTTAAAGTGCCATCCTTCATTCTGTACATCTTTAGTGACTTCCATTAATAGGTTATGTACTAAAGCTATTTCTGGATTACCTAAGTTAGTCAGGTCTAAAGCTGTGATAGGTGATTGCCCAATGCTACCCAAAATAGAGTTCACTGCGGATAGTTCGGTATCGGTGTTTAGTTGAGTAGTCATAAAAAAAAGGGAGCCGAAGCTCCCGTATAAGTGTATAAAGTCTTAACCGTTTTCTGGATAAGTTGCACCGAATGCTGTTGGAGCTGTAGCACCTACATACAATTCAACTGCTGCTGCTGGGTTTAGGAAGTCTGCACCCATAGCTAGTCTTCCAAGGATTACGTCACCTTGGTAAACTACTGAAACGTCACCTGAAGTTACCTGAACCTGTGGTCCGATAGCTTCTACAACTGCTGCTGCTTCTTTTTGGAAGATTAATCCACAAGATTTAGCAAAGTCTGTGCTGTTACCGTAGTTGTTGTTAAGTCCTGTTACAGACTTTCTGCCGTCAGCTAGAGCTGTACCGACATGGTCTCCTAAGTTTGAAGGAGATGTCTTACCTGTAGTTCCGCCATAAGCTACACCATGCTTAGCTAGGAAAGGAATGTTCATTGACTTGTAGATCTTGATGCCTGCAATTTCAACTACTCCGTTACCTGACTGAAGTGCTGTACCTTGTACGTCTCTGTTGATAAGTCCGTTTGTACCAGCTTCTTGGATAAGAGCATAGTACTGTCTTGGGTTAAGAACGGATACTCTTCCTTGAGAAGATACTCCTTTCTCGTCCATAGCTGCTGCTGCATCATAGAAAGCATTTACAAGAGCAGTAGATGAGTAAGCATCAGAATCATTAGTTGTTGTACCAACTCTGATCTGTGTACCACCGGGCTCTTTGAAGTTTGTCTTTGCTACAGGAGAAGCCTGTCTTGCACCTTTAGTGATCGCTCTGAATACGAGACGGTCATACTTTTCTGCAAGTGCGTAGCCGATCTTCTTAGAGATCTCACCACGTAATTCATAGTGTGCAAGTGTCTCGTCAAGCTCATACACGAATGCGGATGAGATTAAGAGATCGTCGCATGTCACAGTTTTTTCTGCGACTGGAGGTGCGCCGTCACTGTTTCCTAAAATTGAATTTCCGGGAGTATGGAACTCGGCTGTAGTGCGTCCTGTATAGATGAACTGCAAACTTTTTCCATTCTTTAATGTTCTCTTCATTACCATGTCACGAGCGATTGTCTCATGCTGGAAGCCTTTGAACATTTCTCCACTGAACAATTTAAGGTAGAGTGCACGAGCGTCACCTGAAGAATTTAACTGACCTTGTCTTGTTAGATTGGTAGTTAAATCGGATGACTGATGTGCCATGATTTACTTAAAATGTAAAGGTATATATTGTCGTTCCTAGATCTAGAATTATAGGAGTCTTAATTGGACTCATTGAGATTGTGGTCTTTTCCCACCGTCGACGGCATAAAGGTATCCTCCGCAGAGGGCTTTAGCCAAATTGAATAGGGAGGACTTGCACCTCCCAGACCGCTTAACCGATTATTCTTGTGTAAGCAACGCCACGATATACGAAAGTAACTTTCATGGTTATCTCCATATACTAAGCCCCGTTCCATGC